GGACCATGTAGGTACCTGCTAATATAGCTTCATTAAAAATATCATCAACAGCAAAGAATCCACCTAGGTCAGCTGTGCCGGTTACTAATCCGCTTTGGAATGTTTTGTATACATCACCAAATACAGTGTTTTCTAGCATATCGGCACTTAAACTTAACGACACCGAGTTAGCTATTGCAACCGAAGTAAGTGTTACATATGCGCCTGTTACTGTGATGGTCCTTGATACTGCATCAGCAAAAGTGATAACACCGTTTAGGTAGTCTACTGTATAGGCTTCTGTTGTAACCGTTCCACTATCCTCAACTACCAAATCGGTATTTAAGTCAATAACTAATTTTGATGTGTCTGTAATAGTATAGGCTAAATCGCCTACACCTGTGGTTGCTTCGTCTGTCATTACTGTAGCACTAGATTGTGCCTTGATTGATGCTAAATATCCTTGTAGTGCCATTTATAGCACCCCCCCTAAACTACTGCAATAGTGCCTGTTAATTGTAATGTTGCCGAAAAGTTAACAACACCTGCAACTGCAGCATCTGAACTAAAAGTTGATACATAAGCATCAGCAGTAAATCCATTTGTACCGTCTACTAGAAACTCTGGTTTTTGTGTTGATGTTAACTTAGTGCCTGCTAACAATGCAGCCAATAAAGCTACTTGACCTGTTGTGTCGGTTGGATCGTAAAACCCACTAACGTCAATTGAGCCACCTACTAAGCCTGATATAAATTCCCTAAATCTTCCTGAATCAAAAGTCGTTACATCTAAAGTTTCACCTGATACCGAATTGGAAATACTCGCTAATGAACCTACCTCGTTGCTTCCTAATGAAAAACTTGCTGCATATCCTTGTAATGACATATTGTTACCCCTTTCGACCACCCATTACTCGAGGGTGTGTCTCTTCATATAGTTTGTTGTATAGTTCTTCTAAATTATTAATTCTATCAATTAATGCTTTATTACTTTCTTTGAGTTCTTTTATTTCGCTTTTGCTAGACATTTAATCGCTCCCATCTTGATATCTTAATAATTTTATTAATATTTTGTTCATGAGATTCTGGTGAGAATTGTGATGAACTGCCTACCTGCCTATAGTTAATAGCTTCCATAGCTGTCTTAATTGCTTCTTGCTTAGTATCTCCCACCGTTACTGCTGATGGATTTACATACAAATCAATCTGCACTGCTCTATCTTCTGCTTGTCTCGTTGTTCCAAAACTATAAGTGCTACTGGAATTAAGCATTGAATAAACAATACAAGGAAACACGCTATTAGTTAACGGTTTAGACAACCAATAGGTAGGTACTATATTGCTAATTGCTGTGTAAATCTCTGCTCTTAACTGTGATTCTGTTTTCATTTACCCAATACCCTCCTTAATGATTTTTGAAAATATTGCATCAGCTTTTTGGATAGTTTGCTTGTAGGCTCTGTGCATAAAACCTTTAGAGTTATTGTCTGATAGATATTCAACGCTAGGCGCATAGTCAACATTAGTACCTATATATATTGTTGTTTTGTCACTCGACTTATTAACATTTGCGCTACTTTTTATTAATGGTGAGTAGACACGTCCGTCAATGGTATAAGACATTGAGTTTCTTAGCATGCCTGAAATAACTGGTGTTTCATCTTTTAAGTAACCTACACCTGTTTCGCCGATTTTTAAAAAAGAATCCATTAACCCTTTTTCAAGGTTGCTTTCAGCTTTTTTCAGATTTGCCCTTACAATAGCTTCACCAATCATTTAATAATGGTTCCTATCACCAGCATTATTAGTGCTAACAAATAACATAATATACATCTGCAAAACTGCCATAGCAACCAATCTAAATACTTCAATGTCAGCAGGGTTAAAGTCTAGTAAAAGTAAAATTACAACTAGCTGTGCGATTATACCTGAAATTACAACAGGTGATTTTAATCTTTTTAAAAATTGTTCCATATAAATTACCACCTTTCTTTTCTATTGCATATTAGTACCAACAAGCACAAATACCAAAATAATACTAAATAATAAACTAACTACACCACCGATAAGTAATAACTTAAGCTTATCCATTGTCTTTAATATCTTTTGACCTTCCTTGTTTTCTTCAATATTTAGCCTATCCTCATGGTTCTTTAAAACAACTAATACATCAGTTAATGCAACGCTATTTAATTCAGCGTTTTTGGCAATTAGCGATAGGTTTTTATTCATCTCGTGTATTAAGTTAATTACTGTGCTTTGACCTTCTACCATTGCAAAAAGTTCTTGTATATGCGTTTGGTTCTCCTGTATCTGTTTTGTATGCTCGTCATGATAAATACATCTATCACTCATAGTCACCCCTTTGCTAGATTATCTTTCTGATAACTACATATTTATGGTTAGATAATCCTATTTTGTTTTGATTGCCATGTATAAGCACTATAAGCCATTGCTCGTCTAAATAGGACACTTGATCGCCTAATACCCAACTGGATTCTGCATGATCGTATATTTGCCTATATAAACCGGCTTCTGTTAATCCATATTTTTTGAATACTACTTCTTTGCTTATGTCCTGAACATCACAAATTATAGGTGTTGATTTTGTCCATGCTATCGAGATTGACCCATAGACATTAGTTTCAATTTTTGTTTGTAAGTATATTGTGTCGCTTTGAAACATAATAACCACCGTCCTAGTAATAGTGCTTAGTGTTAATATCGTAATGTGCAAAAATATCTTTATCGCTTACGATTGACCGATATTTATTAAGCCTTGAACCAAACACGCTAGACCATGTAGAGTTTTCAGCATATGATACACTTCTGCCGCCTTGGTTTTCGCTTGCTAATCCGTCATTTGATTCGATTAAATAATCCTCAATAGTTATTGATAGGCTTACAATATCTTTTGGTATAGCTAAACCCCATAAGTAAACATTTTCAGTATTTTCAGCAACAAGCGTATCGGCTACAGTTATTTTAGTTGATGTTAACGCTGTAATTTTATATACCCCGTCATTTAAAACACTATTATCAATGCTTATATACTGACCTACTAAATAAGTTTCATTAAACGCAAACTCAATTCCATCAGGTACAATAGTAAACGTCTGCACTTCTAAAGTTTTAACATACCATTTATTGATATACTGCAGTAATTCTGATAACATTTTGTCACCTCATTAAAGTTCTAATTCCTCTTTAAGTGTGCTAATAGCTTTAAGATGCCATGACTTGAGTTCCTTTTCTTTTGCCATCTGTCTTATCTCTGTATCTGTTAGCTTTTTCTCTTTCTTAGGCTTTATATCTTTGTTAAGTTCTTTGCACTGCAACTGATGAATCCTTAAAACTTTGTCAGACATCTCTACGTTGCAAAATAAACATTTTCCCATTTGTATACCTCGATTCTTAAAATAAAAGGGCTAGGTTTTACCCTAACCCATAATGGTTGTTGGTCCTATCCCAAGATGCGTGTTGCAAGTTGTGGATAAGCAGTTACATAGTCATACAGGAAGTCAATTGACATTGTAGTAACTTTAGTTGTGATATTATAGTCCATTACTACTCGTAGTGCTAGACCTGATTCGTCATCCATTGTTACGTAACTTTCTACACCTGGAGGTGTGTCAAGTGGACGTGTAACAAAGATAAATGCGTCACGCTGGTATGCAAGGTTAGCAACATGAGCCCTAGCTGTTACGTCCGGGAATGTTACGGTTACTGCTGCCATATCGCCAAATGCTACAGGTAATGCTGGCTCAATTGCTACGGTTACTACACCTGCAACTGCTGCTGCTGTTTGAGCGGTTACAACATATTGATTACCGTCAAGCACGAACAAGTCACCTGCTTCTAGCTTAGTTATTGCTGCGCCTGCTGTTGATGTTAATACGATTGACTTAGCTGCTGCTGCACCTGTTGTAATAGTAACATCTGCAAGTGATGTAAATCCACCAGCTGTATGTGTTTTAATTGCTTGTGTCATATAGTTGCTAAATCCGTTGATGTTACCAATTGCGCCTGTTCTTAGTGCTTCTGTGGAACCAGACTTTTCGGCGTTTACGATTGCATCTAATACTTGAAACTTAGCGGTTGATGCTGTATCCCATGCTGCAAAACGGTCCATCAATGGTGCTTTGCTATCGTTTAATTTTTTTGCTGAATTTGCAAAATCTTCTAGCGCATCAGGAGTTGTTGCAGAGGCACCGACAAAGTTGTAAACGTCTTTATAAAGATTAAGACCGTCTTGATTAACCTTTTCAGCAATAGCTGCTGCTGCTGCTTTTAGATATTTAGTTCTAAATTGCGGAATGCTTAATGCCATTTCTCTAGCTGTCACTGAAAAAGATACATCTGCGATCTTATTCATTGTTACTGAAACAGATGGTTCAGTGATCGTTTGTAGATTAATAGTTGTACCAAATTCGTCAGCTATAAATACTGCAGGCTTCTCAACTTGGATAACTGCACCTTTGCCAACGAAGTCTGATGAATAGTCACGATTAACTGTTTCAGGCATTACTAGGTTTTCCCTAAGCAATGGTAAAATCTCTCTTGCTATGTTTTGCATAGTTATTAATGAATTAGACATATAAACCCTCTCATGCTAGATACGTGCATCAGGCCTTTTCTTTTGTTGCTCTTGCCTGCGCATAGTATTCTGCATCTGTCATCTTAGTTGTGTCTACCTCGCCTGGCGGTGTATTGCCTGACTTAGGTGGAGGAGTTCCGGGTACTTTACTGATTACTAAAGTAGGTCTTGAAGATGCAAGCTCTTCCATTTTAGTTTCAATATCAACGATATTTCCGTTTTCACTTTGTACTAATTTATCTAAGTCAAATGTGTTTGCAATTAGGTCAATAGCATCAGGTGAAAACTTAGTTGATAGATGTTCTTTTAATTTGCCTAGCTTAGTAGAGTTAGTTTCTCTTTTTTCTGTATTAGATTTAAAGTCATTAAAATCAGTAGTTATCTTTTCTAGCTGTGTTTTTAATATGTCAGTTGATTCAGATGATTTTTTCAAATCCTCTATTTGTGTGTTTGTAGTATCTAGTTGATCGCTAGCAGCTTTAAGCTCGTCAGTTTTCTTCGTGTACTGCTCTTTTGGAACAGCGTTCAATGGAAACTCTTTGTTAAAACTTGTTGTTAAGGCTATCTTTTGCGAATCACTAAGTTCCGATACTGAATTTAATAAGTCTTCAAACCATTTCATACATATCCACCTTCTAGTATTTTATAGGGTACTACCCTTTCAGTGTAATTAAATGTTATAGCCATTACGCTATTATTTGATTGGATTATACCATAAACCCGAACGTTAGTCAATAATTTTGGGTTAATGTTCGGATTTAGGATTAGTAACCATGTTTCTCTTTCCACTCTGCATAGTTCATATTATTTGGTACAGTATATGTTTTACCATCTTTAGCTCTTGCTCTACGCTCAAATACTTCATCATCAAACTTAGCTTTTGTAGTGCTTCGGCAGCGTGTATGCATTGGTGGATAGTTAAGACCTGTGGTTGCATCTTTTAAATCATATACTTTAAGGTCTAGCTTCTGACATATATCGCTGGTCCTGTTATCTAATGTTCCTAAAAACTGATATTTTTCTACAATACCATTGGTATCTTTATAGCCTTGTAACGTGGCTTGGTTGTAAGTGTTATTAACCTCGGTCCTGATTAATGTTTTTGCTACCTCGTACCCACTTTTCATTTTAGCTGCTAAACTCTTAGACATTTCATTTATGGATACATTTTTTACAATGCCATCATGGACCATCTGCTTAACCTGATAATCTAAAAGGCCTGTGTTATGTACTACCCTAGCCGGGTATGATAGACCATTGACAGGGTTAGTTATAATACCTTTTAACGCTTGGCCCTCTAGTGGGCTTATCTGGAACCCTACCCCATAACCTTTAAATGTTTCATAATATAATTGCTGATATGCGTTGCCACCAATATCAGATAGCGTGCTAGTCATATACTTAGTTTCAGTTGTTTTTAATTCTTTGAATATATTAAAAATATTATCATCTAGCTTTGTTAACCTACCGAATTTCATGACATCTGTCATGGTAACTGCTGTCTTTGATGTGGATCCAACCATCACGCTTGTACCGTCTGCTAATGTTTCAAATATTGGTGACTGAATAGCCTTGCCATACTTTGTGTAAAATAGAGCTAGTTCTTTTTGTATTTCCTTGTTTGTATTGGCAAACAATCCCTTAAGTGTAGGCAACGATTTATCGCCTTGCTTAGAGTACTTGTCTGCCATATCATCAAACTGTTTGGTCCAGTAATCATTACTTGGCATCTACTCACCGTCCTCAAACCCCATGTCATTACCTAAACTATCGGCTTCTTCTTTTTGCTGTTCCTTTAGTGCTTCTATTTCAGCATCTACATCAGTAACGCCGGGTAATAATTTAAGTAACATCTTGTCGGCCCTAAATCCTCGTTGTTTAAGGACATCATCAATAGCCTCTGATGCGTTTAATATCCTCGCCCTAGTTAATGTCAACTTAGGTTCTATCGGTTGCTTACCTATTACTTGTCGGTAACGATTTATAAAATATACGCATTGCTGAAAATAATCTTCTATCTCTAATTCAAAATCATTAGCCTTTAAATCAAGATTGGCAAACAAAGCTTTGATAGTGACGTTAGTAGTTTTACCTGCTACATCTTTAACATCAACCGCCATTCCAAACGTAAATATATCGTTAGTCAGTGCGTTCATCAATGCTATTCGTGCAGCATATGGCACTTCTTGCGCTACTTGTTTAGCATCTCCACCGTCACCAACTTTAAGAATACGTGACTTCTTAAACTCTTCCATAAATTCAGCTGCGTTGGTGCCACTGTAGTTTTTAAGGACCCAGTACATCTCTTGATAATCTTCTAGGTTGTTACCAAAGTCAGAACTTACAATGTCATACAGATCAACATAGGCTTTAAACATATTTAGATCATTGGTGTGTTCGTCATTGTTAAACAATATTGAGAACGGTGGTCTGCCCCATGATTCCTCTTGCTCGCCTATTACCGTATCATTAACCATGGTACGCATCATCAGGTTTGATGTTTTTTCCATCAATGAATAGTTCTTATCGTTCTTATGTTTCATCCATGTGTAAATATATTTATCGTCATACACCTCGGCAAAGTGGTACTTACCTACCCAAAACTGTCTTATTACTGTTGCGATCCTATCTTCGTCATCTTCGTCCATTTTAATCATTACTTGTTGTGACGGTATAACTTTAAATCTTAATTGCTTATCCTTGTCTATGTACCATTGCAAGACACCGTAAAATTCATTAGATGCGTTTTTAGCAACTTTTTTTGTAGCCTTTTTATACTTGCTAATATCTAATGTATTTGCTATATCTTCGCTGTCTACCGTTATTGTCGTGTCTTTGTTAATCAAATAACCTAGTTTTTGGTCCACTATGATTTTAGTATATCCACTTTTAAGCTTGTTATTAGCCTTACTGTAATCCTCTAGTAACCGCTGGTGGGTTATAGAGTAAAAAGACATCTCCCGTTTGGAAATAGC